AAAGTCATGTTCAATGTTGGTGGATGGCGTAAGGCCAGACAAGAGCAACAGATGCGAGACTGGTTCGGCTTTGTGCCAACATACTTAATAACTGTCGATGCTTCTTTCTGTGAGCGTGCAAATGATACAGAGTTCTGTTACTTGCTTGAACATGAGCTTTATCACATTGGAGTGATGAGAGACGAGGACGGAGAAATTGTTTATAGCGATAGTTCTGGTCTTCCTAAGCACTATCTTGCAGGTCATGACGTTGAAGAGTTTATTGGCGTAGTTAAACGTTATGGCCCAAGCAAAAATGTTAAGCGACTTATTGAAGTCGCAAAGAATCCGCCGTTTGTTTCGAATCTTGATATTTCAAAATGCTGCGGAAACTGTGTAATCAATTGAGCCTAATGGCTCTTTTTTTTGCCCATTTTGTTATACGTAGTTATACGATGAGGAAGTTATGGCGACACTAAAAGAGCCTGTGAAAATCTTTATAGTTCAGTCTCTTGCTTGTCGTGATACACCTCAAGAAGTAGCTGAACTCGTTAAACAGGAATTTGGCGTTGATATAGATCGTGTTCAAGTTGCAACTTATGACCCTACAAAGGTTGCTGGTAAGAACTTAAGCAAAAAGTATGTCGAACTATTTGAAAAAACCAGAGATGAGTTTGATAAAGGCTTAATTGATATTCCAATTGCCAATAAGTTCTACCGATTGAAGCAATACCAAAGACAGCTTGAGAAGACTAGAAACGTCAAAACAGCGTTAAAAATTCTTGAGCAAGCCGCTAAAGACATCGGTGGTCAATTTACTAATCGTCAAGAAATAACAGGCAAAGACGGCGGACCAGTCCAAACGGTTAATTCTGAAATACCAGTTCCAATGGAAGATTACTTAAAAGCGCGGAGGGAAGTCTTAGATGAGTACTGATGCGGCTCGGGATAAAGCCATCCGGATCGAGGCGCAAGAAGATTTATATTTCTTCACAAGGTACATGTTTAAGGAGCGCCGTGGTTATAAATGGATGCAAAATTGGCACCACTTAGAAATCTGCGAAGCTTTAATGAAAGTTTATCGCGGAGAGATAAAGCGGTTAATTATTAACGTTCCACCACGATATTCTAAAACTGAAATTGCTGTAATTAATTTCATGGCTTGGTGTTTTGGTAAGAATCCAGACTGTGAGTTTATTCATATCAGTTACTCGGCAATGCTTGCCGCAAACAATGCCTTCCAAATACGAACTCTTGTGCAAGAAGAGGCGTATAGGAAAGTCTTTCCTGAGCTTACATTGCGTGATGATAGTAAGGCTAAAGACTTCTGGAGAACTTCTCAAGGCGGGGTCTGCTATGCAACTGGTACAGGCGGTACGATTACCGGTTTTGGTGCGGGAAAACTTCGTAAAGGCTTTGGTGGCTGCATTATTATTGATGACCCACATAAAGCACATGAAGCTTCATCAAAAACTATTCGAGAAGGGGTAATTGATTGGTTCCAAAACACCCTTGAGTCGCGTACTAACTCACCAGATACACCGATTATCGTCATCATGCAGCGTCTACATGAAGATGATTTGGCTGGATGGTTGCTAGGTGATAGAAAAGACGGCGTTCCTGTAGCTGGTGGTAATGGTGAAGTGTGGGAGCATCTATGTCTTTCTGCTATTCAGGAAGACGGTTCGGCACTATGGCCAGCAAAACACAATATTCAAAAATTGAGGCAAATGGAGCAAGCTGCGCCGTATGTTTTTGCCGGGCAATATCGACAAATGCCATCACCGCCAGCAGGCGGTTTTTTTAAGCCCGACAATATTCAAATTGTTGATGCTTTGCCTGCAGATGTATTGAAACAAGTTAGGGCTTGGGACTTCGGGGCAACCGAAAATGAAGGCGACTTTACAGTAGGTGTGCGAGAAGCTCTAGGCGCAGATGGTTTTACTTACATTGTCGATGTTACAAGAGGACAGCTTGGTCCAGACAATGTGAATAAGCGTTTAGAACAAACAGCAAAAATAGATGGGAAAAAAGTTTCTGTGCGTCTACCACAAGATCCTGGTCAAGCTGGTAAATCGCAAGCTAGTTCATTTGTGAAGCTTCTTGCGGGTTATAGCGTGATAGCTAAGCCAATTTCAGGTGACAAGCTTACACGGGCACAACCCTTTGCGGCCCAAGTTAACGTAGGAAATGTACGAATGCTCAAAGGTGAATGGAATAAGGACTTTATTGATGAGCTTCGTCACTTTCCTAACGGTACACATGATGACCAAGTGGATGCAGCCTCTGATGCGTTTAATGAATTACATGAAGGTTTTGAAGCCTTCTTTGCTGATATGGGATTTGCACGATGAGTGATGTAACTTTTCAACATCCTGAATATGTTAAAAACTTGCCATACTGGCAAAAACTTGATGATGTTTGTGAAGGTGAAGATGCAGTTAAGGCTAAAGGTGAAAAATATTTGCCGATGCCAAATGCTCATGATAAATCACCTGCAAATAAAAGCGCTTATGAGGCTTATCGTACCCGTGCAGTCTTTTATGAAGTTACTGGTACTACCTCAAATAGTTTGGTTGGAGCAGCTTTTGCAACTGATCCAAGTTTTAAATTTCCTCCAGAACTTGCACATTTAGAACGTAATGCGAATGGAGCAGGCCTTAGTACTTATCAACTGGCTCAAAATGGTATTCGCCATTTATTAAAACATTATCGTTGCGCTTTATACGTAGATTACCCGGATGTATTACCAGCTCGTAATCTAGCGGAATTTAAAGCACAAAAAGCCTATCCGATGATTCATTTGCTCAATGCCCTTGATGTAGTGAATTGGGATTCAGTAATGGTCGATAACCAAAAAAAACTTTGTCTCGTGGTTATCCGTGAATTTAGGTCTGAGCGCGGTGCTGATGGCTTTAGTAAAACCGAACAAGAGCAATATCGTGTACTTCGTTTAGAGCAAGAGGGTAATGGGGAATATATCTATTCAGTACAGGTATACACAAAGGGAGAAAAGAGCAATTGGCTTGGTGGAGAGAAGAAATTTCCAACGGATTATAATGGTAATTTTTGGACTTATATTCCATTTACCTTTGTAGGAGCCAATGATAATTCTGAAGAGATTAAGAAGCCGCCATTACTTCCTTTGGCCAATCTCAATTTAGCCCATTATCGTGACAGTGCGGACTTTCAAGAGTCCGTTTTTTTTATGGGTCAACCTCAATACTATGCGAAAGGTGTTAATTGGGAGTGGTATGACCAAGCGAAGAAACGAGGCATCTATATTGGCGCGAAAGTTCTTTTGCCTTTACCTGAAAATGGTGGATTAGGAATTGTTCAAGCCGACCCTAATACTCTTGCCCGGGAAGCGATGAAAGATAAGTGGGAAAAAATGAAGGAGATGGGGGCGCGTTTAATTGAGAAGGGTACTGCGGGTAAAAAGACCGCCACCGAAGCGAATAGCGATGACGCCGTTCAGCATTCAGTTCTTTCGCTCTGTGTAGTCAATATGAATGAAGCCTTGTCAGCAGCATTACGATGGGCAGCAAAGTTTGTAATGCCAGATGTTGATGTTCTCTCTAAGGACGAATTGGTATTTGAAATTAGTCAGGAATTTAACAAGCAAGGTTATTTAGCTGAGTTAGCTAGACAGTTATTTGAAGCAGCTTTACAAGGCCGATCTTCATTTAAATCATGGTGGGAATACAACCAAACAGGTATGTTCCCTAAACAAAAATATGAAGAAGAGCTACAGAATGTTGAAGCAGAGCAAGATGGAACTTTAAATCAAAGGTAGAGTGAGATGGCAACAGATATCAAAAAACTATTTGAAGCACTCACTCAGCACCAGGCCTACCTTTATCGTGCTTCATCGAAAACGGTAAATGAGCTATTGGCTTTATTCAATGATGATACGAGCAAGATGCTTTCTAAGCTTCGGGATTTATTGGATGAGCTTAATGAGTCGGAGAAAGTTGCTTTAGCTGGTGGTAAATATACAACTTCGAACTTAAGGGAAATTAGGGATTTGATTTCCCAATGGTTTGCCAGTGTTAATTTAGCATTACCTGAAGCTTTTGCCGTTTCTGCTACGGCGCTGGCTGTTTATGAGGCTAATTACGTAGCCAAGCTCTATGGAGCAAAAATTAATAAGCCTGACGGGGAAAAACTATTTTTATCCGCCAAAAAAGCTCCGTTGGCAGGTGGCGCTCTTGTCGATGATCTGCTTTCAAGAATTGCTGAAAGCGCCCGTCAAAAGGTTGAGTATGCAATTCGAGATGGTATTAATTCAGGCAAAACTAACCAAGAAATTGTTCAGCGCATTCGTGGTACCAAACGGCTGAATTATGAGGATGGCATTTTAAACGGTACCAAGACGGATATTGAACGTACCGTAAGAACTGTACGGAGCCATGTAGCCAATCAAGCCTATCTAAATAGCTTCAACCAAATTGGCTTTGAATATGTCCGATTTGTTAGCGTTTTAGATGGCCGAACTTCTAAGCTTTGCGCTTCATTAGATGGTTCAGTGTGGGCGATTAATGATCCTGCAAAGCGTGTACCGCCGTTACATCCTAATTGCCGCAGCATTCTCGTACCAGTTGAGAAGGACGGGGAGCTAGTTGGAGAACGCCCGTATGTGATGGATGAGCGAAGAGTGAAGGACATTCCAAAAGATGAGCGAAGCCAATTAATAGGGCAGCTAGATGCCAACACTACATTTAAAGAGTTCTTCAAAAAGACAGATGACTTCTTCCAAAAAGAGTGGCTAGGGCCGAAGCGTTACAAGCTCTATAAGGAAGGAAAATTTGATTTTGATAAGTTCTTCGATCCTGAGGGGCGGTTATACACATTGGACCAACTTCGAAAGTTGGATGAGCAGACATTTAAGGAGTTGGGATTGTGAAAAAAGTAACTATGACTCAAGCACAATACATCCTAAGTACAAATCTTATTGTTGTGCCATTTGTAAGGAGGTTGATTCCAAGATATATAGCTATTTTAGGATATAACTTTAAACAGCCCAAAGCACAGATTCCGCATTAAACCTAATTCAAACCATAGCACCATCGGGTGCTTTTTTTGTGAGAAGAAAATGCCAAGCCCTATTATCCAATATTTCCAATATGAACATTTACCTGAACATTTGCAGCAAGTTAGTAAGCCAATTGGTGATTTAGCTCGGCAAATGGATGAGCAACTTCCTGACGGGCCTGAAAAATCCACAGGATTAAGAAAGCTACTTGAAGCAAAAGATGCATTTGTACGCCAAGCTTTAAGTAAATAATCATTTATAGAAATGAAGCGTCCTAAAGGGCGCTTTTTTATTGCCTGCCGAAAGCGGATGCCAACGGCGAATCCGGGCGGATGCCCATTTTGTATATATAGGTTGGATGACCAATGAAACTTAAAACAGTAACAATCGACGGTAAAGTTTATGCGGAAGTAGACGGCGATAAGCCGATCTATATTCATGATGACGGCAAAGAAATGCCACATGATGCACCACACTCGGTAGCAACAATTGCACGCTTAAACAATGAAGCTAAAACACAACGTGAAGCCAAAGAAGCAGCCGAAAAAGCATTAAAAGCTTTTGAAGGAATTGAAGACCCAGCGGCAGCTAAAAAGGCATTACAAACAATCCAAAATCTCGACGATAAAAAGCTGGTGGATGCCGGTGAAGTTGAGAAAGTTAAAGCTGAAGCTATCAAAGCAGTTGAAGAAAAATATGCTCCGATTGTTGAGCAACGTGATGCTCTAGAAGCCTCTTTACATAAAGAACTTATCGGCGGTGGTTTTGCTCGTTCTAAGTACATTCAAGACAACATTGCAGTACCTGTGGATATGGTGCAAGCGACCTTTGGTCATCACTTCAAAATCGAAGAGGGCAAAGTGGTTGCATACGATCAGAACGGTGAAAAGATTTATTCACGTGTACGTCCCGGTGAACTTGCAAATGTTGATGAAGCTTTAGAGTCATTGGTTGGTGGATACCAGCATAAAGACTTAATTCTTAAAGGTGGTAAAGGAACTGGTGGCGGTTTTCAAGGTGGGGGCAAAGGTAGAGCGCCTGCAGGAATGAAACGCAGTGAAATGTCTGTTTCTCAGAAAGCAGAATACATCAAAGAACATGGCAATGATGCCTTCCTAAAACTACCGAACTAATCATTATATATTTGGAGATAAGTAGTTATGACTACAACAGTTAATTCCGACATGATCATCTACAACCAACTGGCTCAAACTGCTTATTTAGAGCGTTTACAGGACAATTTGAATGTCTTTAATGAAGCTTCCAATGGTGCGATTATTTATCGTAATGAAATCATTCAAGGTGACTTCAATAAAAATGCATTCTACAAAGTTGGTGGTAGCATTAAACATCGCGATGTGAACTCCAATGCAAAAGTAACTCCGGAAAAAATCGGTGCTGGTGAGTCGGTAGGTGTAAAAATTCCATATAAATATGGTCCTTATGCATCTACTGAAGAGGCATTTAAACGCCGTGCTCGTACACCAGAAGAATTTGCTATGGTTGTTGGTTACGATCTTGCAGATGCATTGGTTGCAGGACGTTTAGAGTACAGCTTAGCTTCTTTAAAAGCTGCTATTTCTAGCAATCCCGACATGGTTGCGAAAGGGAGTATCGTTGTTGATGGCCGCAAAGCATTAACTCGTGGTATGCGAAAGTTTGGTGATAAGTTTGGCCGTATTGGTTTATGGGTGATGAACTCAGATACATATTTCGATATTGTCGATGATGCAATCACTAAGCAAATTTATGGTGAATCTGAAATCGTTATCTATGGAGGTTTACCCGGTACATTAGGTAAGCCAGTCTTGGTGACTGATGCTGTAGGGGATAACGATGCTTTTGGCTTGCAGTATGGCGCTGTTACTGTAACTGAATCACAAGTACCGGGCTTCCGAGCTTATGACATCAATGATGAAGAAAACTTAGCAATCGGTATGCGTGCTGAAGGTGCATTTAACTTAGATATTCTTGGTTATAGTTGGGATACATCGAAAGGTGAAAATCCTGACCTTACATTACTTGGTTCAAGTGCTAACTGGATCAAATATGCGACCAGCAACAAAATGACAGCAGGTACCTTACTTGATTTATCGGGTACAGCGACAACTGGTTAAAACCTAAAAATTAAAATCTAAGGGGGCTAATAAGCCCTCTTTTTTATTATTAAGAGAAAAGCGCCATGAAGATTATCTATACACGTATTGCAGCAGTGGCTGCATTAGAGACGGGCATTATTGCTAACCCTGACTATTATGAAAACCCAAATTTGAAAGCAAAAGAGGTAATTATTTACGGTAATTATCCAAAGATTCAAAAGGATTATGAATCTTTGGAAGTTCCAGTTGAAGTTCGTAAGTTGGAAGAGCCACAAAAAACGACTTTGGCCACAGTAAATGTCGCAGTGGGAATTACCCCTGAACTTCAAGCTGTGATGGATGATGCAAAAGCTGAATGCGAAAAGGTAGTTGAAGAAAACACTCAGCTTAAGCAGAAAATTGCCATCTTAGAGCAGGCCGGTGGTAACCAATCAGAGTTGTTATCTGAGAATTCACGCTTAAAAGATGCAGCAGTCTTAGCAGATAAAGCTCTCAAAGATGCTGAAGCTCAAGTTGTCGGTATTAAAGCTGAATTTGAAGCTTTTAAAAACGATATTCCTGCAATGCAAACACGTATTGCTGAATTAGAAGCTGGAAAAGCGGAAGAAAATCCAGCTACAGAAACGGCAGCTAATGATTTTGAAAATTGGTCAAATGATCAATTAAAAGAGTATTTGGCTAGTAAAAACATTGGCTACAAGCCATCTGCAACAAAAGCAGAACTCCTTAAATTAATCCCGAAGGAATAATGCAATGAGCTTTATTACTGTAGATGACGCAAATTCAATTTTGGGCAGCGATTTTGCACCAGACAGTGATAAAGCTCGTCTGGTTCAACTGGCAAATGTCTGGATGAAAAAACGGATTGGTTTTGTACCAGATCCAATTGATCCACTTCTTAAAGATGCTTCGTGTGAAATTATCAAAGGAATTCTGGCCAAGGAAATTTATAACGGCAAAGACCAGCAGCTGAAGCGCAAGAAAGTTAAAGCTGATTCTGTTGAATCTGAAAAAGAATACCAAGACGGATCTGAAGCAATTTCAAGCTTTGAACAGATAGCAATTGATTTTATTGATTCACTTGATTTGAAAGATCCAAATGCAAGTTTTAATGGCTTTGGCATACCACTTTATAGGGCATGATATGGGCTTACGTGACGAAATTCAGGCAGATATTGCCGAAGCATTTAATGAAGATCTAGCGGACGCCGTTCATACCTTTACATGTGAGCGGATTTCAAGAAAAGATTGGGATCCTAAAACTGAAACGTATGTCGAAGTTAAAGAAAACTATTCTGGTCGTGGCGTTCTGTTTGGCTCATACAGTCAATATGAGATCCAAACACTTGGAGTTCTGGCCACAGATAAGAAGGCTACCGTGCTTCAAAATGAAGTGTCCATGACACCTAAAATTGATGATGAATGGCTAACAGCTTTAGGCTCATTTCGAGTTATCCATATTCAACAAGATCCAGCCAGTACAATCTGGAAATGTCAGCTTCGAAAAGTGTAGGAGCTAAAATGGTTAATCTTGATTATGTTCCTGAATGGTATATCTCGCCTTTCCAACATGTGCAGTACACGCTTGCTCGAAATCAACTACACATGGATTTGTTATTTGAAGATATGGATAAAGCCGATCAATTTTTGGATATGGGAGCGGATGCACAGGTTAGTACTTTTTCAGATGGTGCTTATGCAATTGTCCAAATCGGTGATACTGCAGATAAAGATAAAATTCAAGTTTATGGATTGCTTTTACATGAAGCTGTTCATATCTGGCAAATAGTAAAACGGAGAATGGGTGAGCGTGAGCCTAGTGTGGAATTTGAAGCTTATTCAATTCAGGCAATCGCTCAAGACCTATTTGAAATGTTCGAAGCTAGTGAGGTAAATCATGGGATGGAAGGGGAAAAAGCCGACTAGTTTTAGTCTTGAAGTATCTAAAGCAGCAGAAGACCATGTAAAGAATATTGTCATGGATACCGTGCAATCCTTAGTTAATTTAAGTCCTGTTGATACTGGCGCATACCGTGCTTCACATATTGTTTCGGTTGGAGCCGCTGATTACGGTGTGCGTGAACCTGAAACAAACCCTATTAACGACGCAGCGATTCAGGCAATGAAGATTAAGTTAGGTAATTTGGTTTATATCCAGAACAATAAAGCTTATGGACCGCGCTTAGAAAACGGCTGGTCTGATCAAGCACCACAAGGTATTTATGGCCTCACGTTTAACTTTATTTCTCAAAAGTACGGTGGCTAAAATGGCAATGACTTTAGAGCAGACAAGGCAAGCTATTATTGAGCACATGCAAGCTTTCACAGGCATTGCTCAGGAAAGAATTCAGTATCCAAATGCACCCAGCTTTACGGTTCCAAAAGAAGGTATATGGTGCCGTTTGACTATTGCAGGCGGCCCGAGCTTTATTTCAGGCATTGCAGATAAGCCATGTACACGCCGTACCGGTAATATCATGATTCAATGCTTTGATCGACTTCATGTGGGAGAAAAAGCTTTAACGGTTCTTGGTGATGCTTTGCTGGCACATTTTGAATATTTCACAATCGAACACTTAGAATGTTTGAATGGACAATCTATTTATGCGGGTAAAGATGCTGATTTCATTCAGTATAATGTGAGCATTGGGTTTAAGGTGAATTGATATGTCATGTATGCTGACTTTAGAAGAAATCGAAATTAAACGGCAAGAGCTGGAACGACATCTTGAAGATGTTATGGCTGTTGAACTGAAGAAGTGGCAAAGCGAAAATAAGCTTTGTGTTTCCGATGTGAATATACGTTTGGCCAATGTGAATAGTCTTGGTGGAACTAAACATAATGTAGTTACTGGAGTAAGTGTTGATTTAGATTACAAACCTTAAATTACTTTAATTAAATGACCGCTAAGAAGCGGTTTTTTTATGCCTTATTCACTACCACCTCATCGGTGGTTTTTTTTATGTCTATAGGAATCACTTATGAGCAATTTTGTTTTTAAGCGTGGTGACACTTTCAACTTAAATCTGCAGCTAGTTGATATGGATGAAGCGCTGCAATATCCAGCCAATGATGTACGTCGAGCAATCGATTTAACGGGGTATACCTTTACTTCGCAAGTTAAAACTCTGGATGGAACCGCCGTTGCAACTTTCACTTGTACAGCTTTAAACCAGAGTACACAAAAGGGGTGGCTAAATGTTAAGTCCAGAGCAAGTACTGCAACGTGGCCATTGGGTTTGTGTCAGATGGATATTAAGGCCGTTGTTGGTGGTGTCGTTCAACATACTGAAACATTGGTATTCCAAGTGATTGATGGAGTAACAGCGTAATGGCAAATCTTTTATTTAGATTCAGTTGGGACCACCGACCTTTTGTATATAACTCTTCTCAAGGTAAGCGGCAATTTATGCTGCCTTTTGCTTCTGGCATTCCAAACCTCACTCCAGACTGGACTCAGGTAATTGGGCTGGGTCCAGCGGCAACAAGAGGTGTTGGAGTAGAAAGCGGTAATGTAGCAGCTTATGGTTCTTATGGTTTATCTAACTTAGGTTATGGTGGATCTCCAACTTCAGAAGCCGGAAATGATATTGATGCTGGTTATAAAGCAGGGGGACAAAAGACTCGTTTTAAGAATGCACCCACTAGTAGTTATACAAATCCCTATATAGCTGCTTATGCACCTTCTATCGTGGTTACTCGTGGAGAATTTACAGGTACGGAGTTATTTTTACCATATTACACCTCAACCCGTGCCAATAACATGGCAGTAATTGCATGGAGTTATAACCCATCTACTGAAAATCTCAGTAAAACCGAGCAAATCGTTTATACAAGTAAGAACAATGTTGTTTATACAACTGATAACAGCGCGACCAGCGGCAAGTTGGTTACTGTTGAGACTTCTGGCGAACTTCGCTCCAAGGGGTTTACTGTTGATTCGAACGGGGTTTACAAGGCAGCTTCACCGATTGCAAGACTATTTGCTGATTCACTTGAACTCAATGAAGATGCCTCAAAACAGCCGATTAACTTTGAAAAGTTAGGTACAGGTGACTACCTGATAAAAGGTTCTCTCGGATTTGCTAAAGAAGGCTGGTACATTGAAATGCCTAAAGATGCAAACGGTAATGTTCTTGTTGCTGTGTCTTATGAGCAGCATGAAGATGGGGATATTGCAGTAAAAACCTACAAGAAAAAATTTGATATCGAAACAGCCTCAATTATTCCTGATTTCGATAATCCTGTAGATATTCCAGAAACTCGCTGGATTGATATTCGATTGCATGAAGAACTCGAACCAGAGCCTGAAGAACCGTTGAGTGAAACACCATTGGAGTTCCAGCCTACTAACTTATCTCAGGCAGTAGCTGCAGCCATGATTGGTGTGGAACCGCCAGAAATCTCCGACACAGATGCAACATCTTAAAAACCCGCAAATTTAGCGGGTTTTTTTACGCCCATTTTTTATAACTTCCCGCTGATGAAGCGGGTTTTTTATGCCTAAATTTTGGAGAACCATAAATGAGTTCAGGCGCAAAAATTCGATTATATGCTTGTGAGGAAGCAGTTTTAGGAACTACTCCGGCAAATCCAGTCTGGTACACTGTTCGCCGTGTTACTGATAGTTTGACTGAAAACGTTACTACTGAAGATAGCAGTGAAGTAGTTGATTCACGTTTTCGCCAAGGTGCTGTTGTAACGGAAGCCGAAGTAACTGGTCAACTAGAGTTTGAATTATCACTAGGTACCTTTGACTTATTCTTAAATGTTCTCGCTTTCAATAACTGGGCTGCAAATGCTTTAAGTTTTGGTGGTGGAGTACGTAAGTCTCTTACCTTGGTAAAAGTCTTTAAAGATATTGGTCAAGTCTTTATTTATCGTGGTATTCAAGTGAATACAGGTGAAATGACGATCCAGACCACAGGCAAAATCACTGGTAACTTTGGTTTAGTAGGTAGCTCATTTACGCGACAGCAGGTTAATCCTGTTACAAATCCTATTCCAGCATCGACTCGCCCTCTGGTGAGTATGCCAAACGTTGAAAAGCTACTTATTAATGGTCAGTCAATTCAAGGGAAAGCTTGTCTGCAGACACTTACCATCAACTTTAGTAATAATTTAGAAGCGATCCGTTGTATCGGTTCAGGTAAGTACACGCCTGAGTTCTACTTAGAGAAAATGATGGATATTGGCGTAAATGCTAATTTCATGTTTTCAGCAACATCTGCCGCATGGATTGATGCCATTAAGACCCGTGATGTATTTACATTGACCTTTGATATTACAGACACAAAAGGCAGTAAGTACTCGTTTAATTTCCCGCAACTTGAAGTTAAGGAAGCTAATCACCCGGATGGCGGCGGTGATGACATCATTACAATAGATATCAATTTTGCCCAAGTGCGTACCAGTCCAACGATTGTACGTGCTCTTGTGTAATCAACTTATTCAGTAACAAAGCCTATGGAAACCCATGGGCTTTTTTATTTCTAAAAATTAGAGGTTGTTATGGCTTTAAAAGTCGGAATTATTAAAAGCTCGGACGTATCAAAATGGTGTGAATACAAGGGGGCTGATGGCGAGGTACAGGCAGAATTCAAAGTCCGTGGTATTGCCTATAAACCTTTTCAGGTAGCTATTGAACGAGCAGGAAACCAGATTTCATCCAAAGGCTATGATGTGATGGTCAAAGATGAAAATGCCAAGCTTTACCATGAACTTTTAATGGATGCATGTGCTGCCCATTTAATTGAAGACTGGAAGGGTGTGGTATTCGCCGAGATCGTAGACGGTAAAACTGTTGAGTCCGAAAAGCCATACACTCCTGAGAATGCCTCAAAGCTTCTTAATCTTGGTGATATTGGTATTTCAATCTGGTTATTCATTAAAGAACAGGCTCAGAAGATTCAGGAAGAAGCCGACAAGGACAAGGCATTAATTCTGGGAAAGTCATCGAGCTCTACAAATACCAAAAAACGTATGCGTCGAAAACGCCGCACGAAATCGAACAAATCAAGTTCTTAGGTGGACACATTCCGGATCCACCAGAATATTCGTATGCGGCTGAATCCATTCTTGCGGCATTTAGCACTATTTGCAGATCCAGACGATATGAGCAGAGCATCCCTTTATCTTTAGATCAACAGGCAATCAATGTCTATGCTGAGCATAATGATTTGCCAGTGGCTGCTCATATTTTTAATGACTGTATTTTTGCGTTGGATAACCTGTTTCTGGATGAGGCGCATAAGAAAATATCAACCAAAAGCAAAGGTAAGTGACCAAATCGGGTATTGCCAGGGGCTGCAAAGCCCAATTTGGTCAAAACGTCAAACAATTGAGCAGTTGTTCTTAAACGCGACTCAAAATAACGCAGTCGATGTTACAAAATACTTGATCTGGATTGACAGAAAATTACCTTTAAGGTATTGCGCGTGATTATCAAATGATGAATAATCACCTTACCGTCAATATTTGACGGTTCGGCATTCTTTTACTCTTTTGAGAACCTTGGTGTTTGCTTGTATGTGTTTAACATTAACTGAAGCTAAACAAAAACTTAGAGCATCTGCTAGAGATACTAGCAGGATCAAGTTAACTACACATGCAAAAGAAAGAATGAAAGAACGCTGTATCTCCATGAAGCAAATTATTTGCTGTTTTGAACATGGAGACATCACTGAGGGACCATATTTGGATGCTCGTGGAACTTGTAAAGCAAATGTTTCTGTTCGTACTGCTGGTGAATATATTACCGCTACAGTTGCATTTAAAGAGACCGCGAACGGTGACCTTTCAGTCGTAGTTACTACATTTTAAGAGTAGGCTAAATTATGTATCACTATGAAGAATGTGGCTTAAGTAATATTTGGCTACAGAATGGTTTTACTATTGAAAATGATGAGGAATTTGGCGAATTGGTATCAATCCAATCTGTCCATGAACTCCATAATGCCATAGGCCTATATTTAATAACTCATAAGCCAGAACTCAATGGTGAAGAAATAAGATTTCTTCGTAAAGAGCTAAATTTATCGCAAAAAAATCTTGCGGGGCTTTTACGTGTTGGCGAATCTAGTATTCGACACTGGGAAGCTGGTCGTTCGTTAATTGGAAAACCAACAGATTTATTACTCCGTGCTTTATATCAAGAGCACGTACAAGGTGATGGTGAATTAAGACAGTTAATTGAAAATCTTAATCATCAAGAAAGAACATTAGTTCCAAGTGAAATTAGTTTTTCATATGGAAATAACCATTCATGGCATCAAACCAATTGTGAAATAGCTTAGTTAGTTTTATTTGATAGAAACCACCTTCGGGTGGTTTCTCTTTATGTGACATTCAGTAACCGCTTTGTTAAAGTTAGTACACTTTATAACAAACGGTGAATTCATGAAAAAATTATTAGCTGCGGGTTTAATTGGTCTTGGGTTGGTGGGGTGCGCTACTCCAGCCTATAATTATCAAGCTATACCTAAAAATATAAGCAAACCGCCAATTGGATCAGTTAATAAAGCATTTGTGGGGGATCAAATGCTTGAACAGGGAATGGTGGTTGATCGTGAAGTTCTAAACGTCCCTGAAAATATTAAAATTAGTTTTGCTTATTCACTTACTTCAGGCATTTACTTAAAAACAGGCAAAAATGAAAAAGGGCAATATTTTCAGCCATTCAACACTGTCAGTGGTGGGGGGATGGTTCAGAAAAACCCTTTAGCTGACCCATTTAAAGTAGTTATGTTAGATACTGAAGGTAAGCTCTGTGTAGTAACAGTATTTAATGCAAAAAACTGTACTGATAAACATCAAGCTACTATGAAGACAGTAGCAATTGCATCAGATAATTCCTTCCAACAAACATTAATTTATAGTGGAAAATTTGGAAATAAAATTAATGTCGGGTACCGTGAATTCTCAAGTAATCAAGCACGTCCTGCATTCAATAATGATGTTGAATATGATTTAAGCCAATCTAAGCAAATAGGTTATAAAGGTGCTTTATTGGAAGTAATTGATGCCACTAATCAAGATATTACTTACAAAGTTTTGAAGAACTTTAACAAGGTAGATTAAGATGAGTGCACCACAATATAAACCAATGAGAGAAAGTGAAGTTTGTAATGCTATCGGGTGGGTGTTAATAGCTCTCGGCTTTATCGCAGGTTTTTTATTTATTCTTGCATTTGGTCGAATTGAAGTAGCTTCTTACTATGGTAAAGAGACGGTTTGGTCTGGAGTTATGATAGCAACAGGAATTGGTATTATATTTAATGGATTCCTTGCAGGCTACTTATTTCAAAAAGTAGCTAGCATTCTTCGTTACCTTGAGAATAAATAATATCTTGTATAAAAAGCACCCTAGGGTGCTTTTTTCATATTTTAGTGATTTTATAACTTAAACATTTCTTTAAGGAATACAATGCGTTGTTTATATAAGATCGATTGGCAAGTTAAGTCATATTCAACTGTTGCGGGGCTACCTTGTGTCTCCGCAACAACAAAATCACCACATTGTTTTTCTTTAAAAGCTAACCATTGTTTTTGGGCGCTATCTAACTCTTCTTTTGCAGAGGTTGCTTCATATGCCTTTTTGTAAGTCGCATTCAGTTGAGTTTTTAATGTTTTAACTTCTTGATTCAAGCATTTCTGTGCTTCAAAAGCTGTTTTAGTATTTGAGCAATCTGCAAAAGCACTAATACTAAAAAATGAACTTAAAATTATTAAAAGTATTCTCTTCATAGATATAATCTGGTTTTGAAAGTTAATTAATCTTAAATAAGAAACGGATTATTTTCCATGAAAACTACTATTTGTTTATTAGGATCTATTTTCCTTACTTCAGCAGCTTTCGCACATGAATATCCTGACCATATGGGGAAGTGTTTTGTGGTGGATGGGAAGAATATTACTAAAGGATGTATTATTTCATCTGGTGGCGGTGCGGGAGGGATGTATACACTTCTAACAATTGGTGAGAAAGAATACTTAATTGAAGAGTCAACAATGAATCCTGCTAGTGAAGAACGATCTATTGCTATGGGTAGTGATTCAGATGATTTACTAGAAGCGATAGAATATTCTCGTGATTTTAAAACTAAAAAAGTAATTAAAAATTTCAAAATGAATTCATGGTCTTGTTTTAAGCAAATTAAGGGCAAGCTAGATGTTTGCTATAGAACGCGTTAATTTTTTATCTGATTTTAAACCCACCATCTGGTGGGTTTTTTAATGCCTAGAGGAAAGTAAAGATGGCACAAGAATCCCGTTTGGTTGTTGTTATTGATTCGCAGAATGCTGTACGCAATGCTAAGGCTTTAGCTGATGAAATGTCTAAAATTACCGAAAAAGGTGATTCAGTTACACGTACTTCCAAAGAACTGGGCAATCAAATCAACATCACAAATAATATTATTCAAAAATTTAATACTACGGTTAACAATTCTTCGTCTGTGGTAAGCAAAACTAGTGAAGTTACTAAACAAGCAACTCAGCAAGTCCAAAAATATGGACAAGAAATAAAAACGACAGCACAAGAGCTAGACAGGCAAGAAAAGTCTGCTCGTTCTTACAGTACAGCTATAAAGTCTTTAGCAGGGTATATGGCTGGTTTGGTAACGATTAATGCTGCCATTAATAATATGGACACTTATACGGGCCTTCAGAACCGTCTAAAGCTTGTTACTAATAATCAGGCTGAATTGAATAAAGCGACTGAAGATACATTCCAGATCGCAGAAAAAACCTATTCAGCTTGGGATTCTGTTTTACAGGTGTACCAACGTTTTAGTGACAATGCTCAAACACTGAATTTAACTATGGATGATACGGCTCGCTTAACTGAAACGGGATCAAAAGCCGTGGCAATCAGTGGAGCAAGCGCAGAAGCTGCTGATGCCGCTTTAGTCCAATTCGGGCAAGCTTTAGCAAGCGGCACATTACGTGGTGAAGAACTTAACTCTGTAATGGAGCAAACACCAGCACTAGCAAAAGCAATTGCACAAGGCATGGGTATCACGGTTAGTCAGCTACGGTCAGTAGCCGCAGAAGGCAAAATTACTTCAAAAGAAATCGTTAAAGCGCTTAAAAATGCCCAAGACGATGTGGATGCACTTTTCGCTAAAACTGATATCACAATAGGTCAATCACTCACACTTTTAAATAACGAAATCATTAAATTTGTTGGTGAGGCTGGTAAAGGTAGTGGTGCAGCACAGGTATTAGCTGGATCCGTTCAAACTCTTGCAAGTAATTTAGATTTAATTGCTGATGGGGCTTTAGTAGTTGGAATTGGATATATCACTCGTGCAATTTTGATGAAGAGCGCAGCGATTAAGGAGGGAATGGCATCAACATTAGCGAGCCGTCAAGCCTCTGTATTAAATGCTCAAGCAGAATATGCAGAAGCTACTGCTGCTTTGAATGCAGCAAAAGCTCATCTCGTGAATTTGCGAGCAACAAATGCAGAAACCCAAGCTAAATTTGGAGCAACTGCGGCAGCAACTCGATACGCACAGGCACAAGCGGCAGTAACTGCTGCTACAAATGCACAAACCGCTGCACAAACACGGCTCTCAGCAGCTTCTTCTTTGGTTGGCAGTATTGGTAGTCGAGCTTTAAGTCTTATCGGCGGTCCAATTGGCGCAATTACCTTAGGTGTATCCGCTCTAGCAGCAATATATACTTATTTTAAAGGTAAGGCAGAAGAAGCGAATAGAACACTTGCTGAACAAGCCGAAGTGGCTAACCGTACAGCTGAAGAATTAAAAGGCTTAAAAGGTGAGGCAAAAACTAAAGCTATTAATGACTTAACAGCGGCCTTTAAAGCTCAAAATGAGGAGTTGAAAAAAACAGAAATGGCTGTTGGTTCAGCTTTAATTGATATTCAAAACTTCGGTAAAGGTAATGTTGAACTTACAAGGATTTCTAATGAAGCTCGATTGGGCACAATTAGCTACAAGGAGGCTATGGAGCAACTTGCTAAACAGAAGTTACCTCCAAGCTTAAGAGATGCATTAAAGGAGCAAATCGACAAATACAATGAGGCTTATGAAAAAGCTGATAAGACCAAAACAGCCATTAAATTGTTTGGTATTGAAGTTATCTTAACGGGTAACAAAGCACAAAATGCAGCAATTGAGCAGCAGAAACATGCTGATGCTATCAAGAATACAAAACAGGCTGCAGATGAGGCTAAAAAGTCCTTGCAGGAATTGTATGCAGATAAATTGTGGGATACGCAATTTGTCGAGATAGTAATGAAAAAGGGCTTTTCTGAGTCTCAGGCTAACGATTTGCTGAAGCTTTATAAAGATTCAATAGCTAAGGGTCTTAAGGCAGCAGACCGAGAGGCTATGAAATCATTAACGGATACTTGGAAAGCTGAAGAATCAATCAAAGCTATGACTGATGCTAGAACTGATTCAATACGTGAACAGAATAAAGCATTAAAAAAACAGGGGGTTTTATTAGCTGGAAATGATGAAAAATCACGAAATATGCTACGAGTGTATCAGGCATTTCGAAATGCAGGGTTAGGTGACAAACAAGCACGTGTAATGACAGCTCAAGTTGGGCGAGAGACTGATTTTAGAAATGAAGCAATGTTTGGTAGTCATAAAGATGCAAATAATGGTTATACCAACACAGGGTTTTTATCTTGGCAAAAAAGTCGCTCAACTAAATTAATGCAGTCTTTACAGGGACAAGGAGTCTTGGATAAAAACGGTAAAATCCAGCAAACTCAAGATGCATTAGATGCAATGGCTAGGCATGCAGTGCAAGAGGCGATGACCGATAAAAGTTATAGCAAATCTAAAGCCGCTCTTCTTAATGATGATTTAGACTATCGAAGTTTAGAGAAAATTGTTGCCAAAAACTTTATTGGTTGGGATTATGAAGGCAAGAAGTTAGGAAAAGATAAGGCTTCAAAGCATCTCGCAAAACAAGATTCCTACTTTAAGCAAATTAGCGATATTCTTGGTGCAAATCCAGAAAGTGCTTTGAGTTCAATTAAGACTACCTCAAAGTTCGAAGATGAAGCATATAAGGCACGTGCTAAAACTCTTGAGGAAGTTAAGCAGCTACAGACAACATATGACTCAGAAACAATTGCTAGAAGCAAAAAACGTGAGGAGGAAATCAATAAAGCTACAATTTTAGGTCAATTAGAATTAGTTCCTAAAATTAAGGAGCGCTTTGATGCTGAAGATAAATTAGCTCGAGTTATGATAGCTACAGGAATTGGTATTATATTTAATGGATTCCTTGCAGGTTACTTATTTCAAAAAGTAGCTAGCATTCTTCGTTACCATGAGAACAAATAATACCTTGTATAAAAAGCACCCTAGGGTGCTTTTTTATTAGCTAATGAACTTGCTAACTCTGCTAAAAGTTTTTTTTCATACGGTTCAAGCTCTTCAATTTTGGTCGTTAAATAATCCTGATATTTCTGACCATTTGTAAGGTCATCAAATTCAGACGAGATTTCATTCTGAATAAATTGATCAATAATGTATTCAGCTTTACTTAGGTTAGATTTTGAATTTGGTAGGTAGCCATCAAGTAAGTTGCCTTCACCTTGAAGCCCGTATTTAAGCGCAAACTGCAATAAATTATTAATAGCAGTATTAATTGACCCGCCTTGCTGCTTTACATAAGTAAGTAAATCATTATGTATTTTGGGGTCTAATCTGGCAGGAAACCTGACTAAATCTGATTGAGACATATTTTTTTCCCTCAGTGCTTGACATCAAGAGTAATATCACTATAGATTATAGTCAAGTGATATCAGTGGTGATATCACAATAAAACGCCCCGAACATTCTTGGCGGAAAGTGGGGCGAGTAATCAACATTCTTAAGGAAATATTGATATGCCTAATATAGCACAAATCAACGATACACAAGTATCGGTTATAAGTTTCAAATCTATTCCAGTTGTAACAACTGAAATGCTTGCGGGTTTTTATGGTACTGAATCAGTGCGTATCCGTCAGAATCATCATGAAAACAAGCAACGCTTTATTGAGGGTAAGCATTTTTTCAAAATTGTTGGTCAGGAATTAAAAGATTTTGTGAGTAGTTTAAAACTACTTGCAAATTCTCCAATAATTTCAAACAAGGTACGCTCCTTAATTCTCTGGACTGAACGTGGTGCTGCACGTCATGCCAAGATGTTGGATACAGACCAAGCATGGGAAGTATTTGAACAGTTAGAGGACTGTTATTTTGTTCGTAAGGAGATTTTGTCTAAAACCCATAAATCAGAACGTGAACCTTTAACAAATGCCGTGAATCTACTTGTAGCCAAAACAAAGCATTTGAATTACAGCGATGCTTATAAATTAGTTCACCAACGTTTCAATGTTCAGCATATTGATGAAATCCCACATGATGTAATTCCTGTGGCAGTTGAATATGTTCACCATTTGATTGCTATGTACAGTAGTGCAGAGAAGAAGGCGCAAGGTTCATTGTTTAATGAAGACCACTTCAAATTGCTCAAGGACCTGATAGATGCGATTATTTCTCAAAACTACGTAACCAGCAAAATCTATCGTGCAATACACATGCTTAATAACGAGCAAGGTTGCTACTTAGCAGAATACGCATTTAAAACTAATATTGCAGTTCTTAAACTCACTAGGGCAATGGGTTTAACAGGACCAAATAACAGAAAAATCATTAGTGATGATTTAAAAACCATAAGCTACACAACAGGTAATCAACATTATGGCGACCGTTGGTTTCACCCACTGATGGAGTCAAGTCGATTGATGGGAGTACTTGAAATTTCAGGTAGTCTGATTCGTCACTAATAAAATCAACTTAACAAAACCCACTCATCGAGTGGGTTTTTTAATACCCAAAACAAAACCCCAGTGCGCCAACACTAGGGTTTTGGTTAACAGTTAAGGAGGGTTAACTATTAATGAATCAATCTGAGGAAAATGTTAGCACCAAACCCGGTATAAGTATAGAGGGTAAAATGAGTGAGAAAGACGCAGGTAGAGCTGCTGTAATCATGGCTTGGGGTAAAGCTATATCCCTAGTAATTGGTAGTGTTGCTGGAGCAATAACTGCTATTACGACTTTTTTTAAATATATATTTTAAAGCTATGAAACAAAACTTATGAAGCCGACTTATTTGAGATCGGCTTTTTATTGACTGTGCGCCTAAGGGCGCTTTTTTATTGTCTAAAGGAAACTTAAATGAACATCGAACAATATCTTGAAGAATTGATCAAACGTGAAGGCGGTTATGTAAATAACCCGGCAGATCGGGGCGGTGCAACCAAATACGGTATTACTGAAGCAGTTGCTCGAGCAAACGGATTTAAAGGAAACATGAAAGATTTGCCGCTGGATGTGGCCAAAGCAATTTACCGCAAAAACTATTGGACAGCCCCACATTTTGACAAGGTAAATGCTATCTCTTCTGCTGTAGCTGAAGAGCTTCTAGACACTGGTGTGAATTGCGGTACCGGCTTTGCAAAACCTCTTTTACAACGTGCTTTGAATCTCCTAAATAACAATGGTAAAGCAGGGTGGCCAGATTTATCAGTAGATGGGATATATGGTCCGGCAACTCTTAATGCACTCAAAACTTATTTGGTCAAACGCGGGAAAGAAGGCGAAAAAGTCCTGGTGCGTGTTCTTAATATCATGCAAGGCCAGCGCTACATCGAAATCTGTGAGCGAAATCCTAGTCAGGAACAGTTTTTTTATGGCTGGATTAACAATCGAATTTCCCTATAATTCTTATATTTGCTGTGCATTCTAATAATAGAGTGCACAGCTTTTATACCCATCTAACAATATATAAACTCTTTCATTCATAATGACATCTTATTGCTCTGTCTTATCAAATAGGGATACAACCTCTGATTTGAAGATTATGTTTACTCGCAAATTTAGCGGCAGATATTGACTCTGTTGCATACTTCGCTGCACCATATGGTCCTCGGAAAAGTTTTGCAGCATTAATAGAATAATCTTCACAGAATTCAAGTACTTTTAAGACTTCTGAGTTTTTGATAGTAAATTTAAAAAGACCACTTACTTGTTTTTCATGCATTAAATCTGAAATTAATTTTAACTCAGTGATTTTAAAACTTTGATGTGTGAGATTTGCTCTAGCATCTAATGTTTGTCTTACTAGAGTGAAACAACCTTCCTGAGAAGATATATTAATATTATGGGCCCTTGGTACATCTATTATTTCGAAATTTAATTTATCACTACTATTCAATAAATTTTTCTTTTCTGTATCTATAACCCATATTGAAAAGCTATCTTCTAAATTTGAACTACCATTGATCACACCTGTAGCAGCAAAATACATAGCAACTAAAGGGTTGTAACTCCAGTCAAGTAACTCGGTCGGATATCCATAATGTTGTGCAAAAGCTAGCAACTCGAATAGTTGTCTCTGTGGCCAACTTGATGGGTTCAAGAATACTTTATCATGACACTCATTTAGTGTTTCAGTTCTAAAAATATAAGAATCATT